TACAAACCACAGCTTATACGGGAGTTAATAATTTTACTAACCCAATCGCAATCGGTACAGGTGCAGGAATCACATCTCAGGCTGCAGATTCAGTCGCTATTGGTTTACAAGCTGGTAATACAGATCAGCATACTGATTCAGTTGCTATTGGTACGTATGCTGGTAATGCAGGTCAACTTGATCAAGCAGTTGCTATTGGCAATCACGCAGGCGCAACCGATCAAGGCAGACATGCTATTGCTATCGGTAGATTTGCTGGTCATTACCAACAAGGTAATAACGCTATCGCTATTGGTCATTATGCCGGTGGTTCAGAAAGTGATTATCCTTATCAGGTTGATAATAGTATTGTTATTAATGCAACAGGTAATGTTACCCCCGCATTAAGCAGTGGTTTCTTTGTAAAACCAGTACGCAACGATACAGACTCTGTTACAAATGCTGTGTATTATAATACGTCTACAGCAGAAATTACATACGGGCCTGCAGGTGGAACGGGTTCTTCAGGTTATAGTGGAGTTTCTGGTATATCTGGTTTTTCTGGTGTGAAAGGCCCGACAGGCACTTCAGGTTATAGTGGTATAAGCGGTGGTACTGGTATTTCTGGTTATAGTGGTGTTCAAGGTGCGCAGGGAGCACAAGGTGCACAGGGAGCAAATGGTAACAATGGAGCATCTGGCTATTCGGGTGTAGCTGGTTCTGTAGGAGCTCAAGGCGCTGCCGGCACTTCAGGTTATTCCGGCTTTAGTGGGGCTGCTGGTACCACAGGCTATAGTGGGTACTCAGGACCTACAGGCGCTCAAGGCACTTCTGGTTATAGTGGTCCTGCAGGTAATCCTGCTCCAGTACCTTATTTAAGAGGTAGTAGAAACACCAGACAGGCAATAGCATTAAGCGGTGCTGTAGTGTTTAATACTGCTGACGCCGATCTTGGTCAAGGCTACATTTCACTCAACACTTCTACTGGTGTTATTACATTATCTGCTGGTTACACATATTCATTAAGAGCTGAAGTACCTGCTGTTTCTGCTAGTGCTGGTGGCGGTCAAGTTGCTTTTGGTTGGGTTAATACTACAACAGGTACGCAAATAGGTAGTGTAAGTCCGATATACGGTTCTACAAGTAATGCTGCGTATTTAGCACTTGGTGGTGTTGCTGCAGCTATTATTACTCCAGGTACAACCACTAATGTATCTTTACAGCTATTAAACAATAGCGCTGGTAATGTGGGTATTAATGGTAATACAGATTTCCCGGTAAATACTAACCCTTGGTTCGAAATACAGGTAGCTGGTCAAGGTGGTATATCTGGTTTTTCTGGTAACAGTACTTCTGGTTATTCTGGTTTTTCTGGTACTAACGGAACGAGCGGTTATTCTGGCGGGGCAGGTATAGGTGGTGTTGTAACCACTACAACTAAATTACTTGATACCGCTAGTGGTCCTGCTTCTAATTGGACAGCAAGTTATACTGCATCAGGCGGGGCTATTGTAGTTACCGCGTTTCCTACAGCTTGGAAAGCAACAGGTCTTGGAGTGGCCGGACTTGCATTAACAAGAGACGGGGTAATAGTTGAAACGACTTCGTATTTCTGGAATATTAATAACACTCACTTAACATTACCACCAATGGTGTATACTTCACCAAATGAAACAGGCACTCATACTTGGGCAGTATCTGCTGGACCAGGTATAACAACAGATTTTTATGACAACTGTACAATAGTTGTACAAGAAAGTACATACAGTAATTTTAGAGGTATATCAGGTTTCTCTGGTATAAGCGGTTTTAGTGGCAATAGTACTTCTGGATATTCTGGTATATCAGGCTTTAGCGGTATTTCAGGAGTAAGAGGGTCAGTGTGGTACACAGGTTCAAGTAACCCATTAGGTAGTATACCCGGGTTACAAGATATGGATATGTACTATCAAACCAGTAATGGACAGATATGGCAATATAGTGCTGGTACTGCAACCTGGTATAGTATTTCAAATGTTAGCGGTATATCAGGCTTTTCCGGTATAAGTGGTTATTCTGGTTTTAGTGGCCCTGGCGCCAATCAAACACTTAATACGACAAGTAATGTAACATTTCAGAGTGTATCCGCCTCGAGTATAACAGTAACTAACCCAATAACATCTCCAACGGTTTCTAGCTCATATGTTACTGTGGCTACGTTGAGCGGAGACATAACCACCCCGGCCGGTTCAGATGTATTGATGCCTTGGCAAACAGTTGTAGCCGATCCTAACAGTTGGTTAAATACTTCAACATATTGTTTCACACCAACAATACCTGGTTTTTATCACGTAGAGTTTCAAGTTTGGTGGCGTGCTGCATCTCCTGCTAATGCTTGGGGTCAGAATAATTTACAAATTAGAAAAAATGGTTCTACTCAAGCCATAACACAGACAAACCCACTATCGGGTAATGGTTACAGTCAGATTACATCAAAAGTTATATACTTAAACGGCTCTGGAGATTATTTAGACTTTACTGCTTATAGTAATCAATCTGGTGGGCAAGGTATACAGTATGGTGGTGGTGTGGGTCAAGGCACATACTTTAGTGTGTTCTTAATAAGTAGATAATAGTACTGGCATTTTAATAAATCCAGTATATAATAACAACCTACAGTGTAAATATTAACAATGGCTCAGCAACCTCAAAACTATTTCAGTAAAGCGTTTAACAATTTCGTTAATAAGCTGCCATACACCGGCAACTCTACAGTTATAGATAATATTGCTGAGATTAATCCAAAGTTTGAAACTTTTTATAAAATAGGTAGCACTCAACAAGAAAGAAACTTAAGACAAGCAGTTTCCGTTGTACAAGATCCTAATAACCCTCAAAGCAACTTAAACGGGGTTATTATTGATAAAGGTTACCATGACTATCTTTATGCCTTAATTGATACTGATAAAGCAAAGAGAGTAGCTGATTACCGTATTATGGCTTCTTATGCAGAAATCAGTCATGCATTAGATGAAATCTGTGATGAAGCTTTAGTAAAAGACGATAAAGGCAAATACGGAGTATTGCTTTTAAGTGAAAAACTAGAAGAGAGTCAAAAGAAAGAACTTCAAAAGAATTACGATTATGTAATGGACTTATTCAACCTTGATAGCAAGGGGTGGGAGTATTTTAGAACTCTTTTGATAGATGCAGAAATATTTTTAGAAAACGTAATTAACGAAGATAATAAAGAAGCTGGTGTTATTAGTTTAGTACAAATACCAACTGAACATATTAACCCTATTTATGATAATGTTCAAAACATGATCATTAAAGGTTACTTGCTTCGTAAGCCAGTACCTAAGGATGATAAGGGTGGTGGTATGAACGTTAATAGTAGAGGTCCTTCTGGTGGTCCAAAGAAAGATGGTATGGAGCTTATACCTCTTGAACGTCATCAAGTAACTTATTTCCATTCTCACACTTGGAACGAAAACAAAACGATTCGTTTACCTTACCTTGAGGTGGCTCGTCGTGCATATAAACAACTAAGCTTGATTGAAGATAGTATTGTTGTTTATCGTTTAGTTCGTGCACCAGAGCGTTTAGCTTTTTATGTTGACGTTGGTAATATGCCTGCTGCAAAAGCAGAAGCATACTTAAAACGTTTAATGCAAAACTATTGGTCAAAACGTACCTACGATTCTGATCAAGGTGGTAGTGTTAACGTTTACGATCCACAGTCAATGTTAGATAGTTATTGGTTTGCTCGTCGCAACGGACAAGACGGTACGGAAGTAAAGACTTTAAATGGTGGTCAAAACTTAGGTAAGCTAGACGACTTAAACTACTTTGTAAACAAACTATATAAAGCATTACGGGTACCTGCAAGCAGATTAAACCCAGATACAAAGTTTGCAGATGGTGGTGAAATTTTGCGTGAAGAGTTAAAGTTTGCTAAACTAATCATTAGATTACAAAGACATTTTTCTACCACTATTAAAGACACTTTTATTACTCACCTCAAACTTAAAGGTTTGTGGAAAGAGTATCAGTTAAGAGAGAATGATATAAACGTTACTCTCAACCCGCCTTCACATTTCTCAGCTGTTAGAGATCAACAGTTACTACAGATTAGATTTGATAACGTAAAACAAGCCACTGCAACAGATAATCTAGTATCTAGATCGTATGCCTTAAAGAAGTATATGAACTGGACTGATGATGAATTACTTGCTAATAGAGAATGGCAGCGTAAGGATGCTGCTTTAACCTTTGAGTTAGATAAGATTGCTACACTTGGTAAGAACTGGGAAGAAGCCTTAACTCAAGGTGGTCAACCTGGTGCTGGTGCTCCTCCAGGTGGTGGTGGTGGCGGAATCGGTCCTGGTGCTGGTGCAGCTCCTGGTTTTGGTCCTGGACCTGGTGGTGGAGCGCCTGAAGCTGGTGGAGAAGAAGGTGCAGCGCCTGGTGCTGGAGCCGCTCCTGCTGCTGGGGCAGCCGGTGGTGCTGGTGGAAGTGCTTTACCTCCAGAATAATTAACCTAAGAAGAACAGTGGAGGTTCTTGAACCTCTGAATGACCACTCTTTAGCTCATCTTCAAGAGCTTTCTTTTCTTCTTTACCTTGATTCATTAACTCTTGGTACTGTATAGTACCGCTACCGAATAGCTGTGTACCGCCAAACTTACCACGAGTATTGGCAATGGAAATCTTCATTAGTGCTTTAGCGTATTCCATTACCCAACGTTCCTTGACTAGATCTTTAATAGGTCTTTCAAGATAAACACCAATAGCACCAAAATAGCGAGCAGATTTGTTTAAAGTAGGATCAGGTGTAATGCGTAGTACTTGTGTGCGTGGGTCAAACCGGCAGTACTGTTTCATAGCAAATAACTTTTCACGGGTCTTTAACCAGTCTTTTAATACGTGCCAAGTTATTAAGTCAAATGCTTTACTACCTAAAGAGTATGCAAAATGCATTTGTTGCGCCATTGATTGTTCAATAGTAAACAACGTATTAACACCTTCATTAGTACCTTCCTGGAAGTTATAAATGTCTATAACCTTTCTATAATCATTTAAATCATAATCCCAACCAGTTTGAAATGTAGAAGTAGCTGATGAAAGCTCTGGTGTATAGTTAATAAGAGTGTCAAGCTTGATACCTTGACCACCAGTATACAAGTTAGAATCAAATATTAATATTTCTTCTGTACCAGGTGTAAAGCGTGTAAAAACTTCTATAGCATACGCAATCATGTCATATGCAGCTACACACGCTATTTCAAGATTAATAAGAGGTGCACCTAACTGAAAGAAAATACGTTCAGCTAGCATATCATAACTCTTAATACGATTGTTTAAGTTAGTAGATAAAAATGCTGCTGGTCCAACCACTGGTTCAGCGCTTGGTGCAACAAAACGGTTTTGGGAAAAAGTGTACGAACTACCTGGTTGTGCATTTGACTGATCTATTTGTACAGTTACGTAAACGTTATTCTGTCCAGACAAGCCTTGTACTCTGCCGTTATTAACTCCGTTACCGTTTACATACCATCCAAGTTGTACATCATTAATACTAGGGGTTTGATTAATCGGAAAAGAACTACCAGACAAAGGAAACCCGGTTGGGCTATACACACCTATAATGTTACCCGGTGTAGAGTTAACATCTGTATAAGCTGGGGTTGGATAGTATGGATACGCCATACCTATACTTAGGACGACTTAAGCACTGGTAACACTATCTTTAACACTTCTTCTGCACTTAGAAATGCTTCATCATTAGGTACTACATTCCACCAAAATCCGAATTGGTCAGGACGTAAATACTTGCGATCTTTAAGGATATTGGTATTTTGTTTATAACCGTATATCTTTGGATCAGACAAACCAAACATTATAAAACCATTAGGTATTTTGTAATAAGTTGCAAAGTGTTGGAAAAAGTTATCTACTGAAAACCAAGCATTACACCCTTTAATAAGGTCTAGTAACTCTTGTGGTGGTAGATTATGCTTAATCGTGGTTACACCCTTTAGTAGCTTCTCTCCCGCCACTCCAATCTGTACTATCTCTATATCAGGTATTTCTTGTTTAAGTAAAGTTATTAACTGCTCCCAATAAGGATAGTTTTTAGGGTTAGTACCGTTATGACCGGCACAAAGTTTTTCTTTAGGAAGCTTTTGGGAATATGGGCTAATGACTATTTTCATAGATATACCTTTCTCATTGCATCAACTAGTTCGTTTTTCCAGTTTGTTTCAAACATGTACTTGTAAACGTTTTGAGATTCTTGATTAACAAATGGAGCTGCATCTACTAAAGAGCATAGTATAATGTTTTCGTCTTTAATGTCCCAGAAACAATCTGGCCAACAACAACCAATAACAATTTTATGCCCTTTATACTTTTTAAGTATGTCTGGTAGTAGTTGTTTAAATGCATAATGATCTCCTCTACCACTATCCAAGAAAAAGAACTTGTATTTGCTTGGCTTAATCTTCCATTCTTCTAGTTTGCCACGGAAACGGTTTTCATCGTTAACTAACATCTTATCATCTCTCTCACTACGTATACCACCAGTTTGATAATGGAAATGCCATGTAGTTAAGCCAAGCACCGCCACCAACTTCCACCCAGCTTTAAACATTTCATATGTAAAAATAGTTTCTTCTCTGTGACCTTTTCTAGAAAGACCTAAATCGTAACCATGTGTGGCAGCCGCTACTCTATATAAAAAGGTACTACCTTGCAAGTGTTCTACTTCTTTAAGTGTAATACCTTTCCTTAGATTCCATTGTTCATTTACACCCAAATAAATGTCATCCATTTTATTTGAAGCAAGCGAGTTACCTAATGGATTTTTTGGGTCTACTATTGACGGACCAACAGCCCCTATCTTTGAATCAGATGTAATAGTTTTATAAAGTGTTTCTAAAGTATCCGGAAGTAATATATTATCATCATCAATACGCCACAAGAAAGGCGTTTCACAAGTCTTTCGTGCAGTTTCATGATTGTATATCTGCCCTGACCTTGCTCCAGGTATCCAATACCACTGGATATTTGACAGTGATAATGCACTCAACATATTGTTAAGTACATCATTTTTACGTGGATCGTCAAAACTATCATTATCATCGTATATTACGACTTTAGCAGGTTTAGCGTTTTGACTTAATAAAGACTGCAACACTAGTGGTAAAGTAGTAGCAGAACGTCCGCGAGTTGAAATTGTTGCTGTTACGTCGCTTAAAATCATTTAGTATATTTTATGCTAACTCTTTAAAAATACAAGAGCTTACATAGTTTTTTTATACCATTGGCATAAGTATAGTTAATGTTTTACAAACTTATAACTCAGACCCCCATCACCGAGGGCCTAGATTATTTAATCGAAGAGGGCAACAAAGACAAGCCAGCCAATGTTTACGTATCTGGTGTTTATATGGTAGCGGAAGAAAAAAACCGTAACAACCGTATTTATAGCCGCGAAGAAATGGCTCGTGAAGTAGAACGTTACAATAATGAATTTGTTAAAACAAACAGAGCTTTAGGTGAACTTGAACACCCAAACAGCGCTAATGTTAGCAGCGAAAGAGCATGCCATTTGATTACTGAACTCCGTATGGAAGGTAATGTAGTAAGAGGTAAAAGCAAGGTACTACGCACTCCACTAGGAGAAATCATGAGATCTCTAGTTATGGATGGTGTTAAAATGGGCATGAGCTCGAGAGCTTTAGGAACAGTAGAAGACAGAGACGGTACCAACTATGTAAGCAATATGAAGCTTATTACTGTTGATGCTGTTGCTGATCCTTCTGCTCCAGGTGCATTTGTTAACGGTATTCTTGAATCCAAAAACTTTATTATCAAGCAAGATGGACGATATGAAGAGTGTTACGATAGTTTCGAAAACAAACTTAGCTCATTACCTAAGAAGGATGTAGATCTTTACTTAAGAGAGCATATCATCCACTTTATTAACTCCCTTAAATAATATGAACGAAAAAGATCAAATCAAACGCTTTATTAGTCACATAGTGGATAACAACTACGCAGCTGCTAATTCATCTTTACAATCAGTTGTTAACGAAAAACTCAAAGAACGCATTAAAAAAGCGGATTCTGAGTTGGTAAACAAAACACCCAAAAAATCCTAATAATAACATCAATTTTACTAAATATTTAATACGATATGAGCCAAGACATTCAAACAATTCTTAAAGAGGCAACCAAAGACCTCTTATCCGAGGAATCGCTAAAAGCAGTTTCAGAAGCTGTTCAAACGAAAGTTAACCTCGCTGTTGAAGCTGCCCTTGTACAACAAGACGAGGAGTACTCAACTAAACTTGAAAAAGTTTTAGAAGCTATTGATGCTGATCATACAGCAAAGCTTGAAAAAATCGTGACTCGTATCGATGAGACTCACGCAGCTCAATTTGCCACAGCAATGAAGAAGCTTGATGATGACACTACCGGTAAACTCAAGAATGTTATTAAGATGTATGAAAGCCAAATCAAGAAAAACGCTGACTACTTCAAGAACACAGTGGTAGAAAACGTTTCTTCTTACTTAGAACTTTATCTTGACAAAGCTATTCCAGCACAACAGATTCAAGAAGCTACACAAAACACTCGTAACTCAAAGATCGTTGATGAGATTAAGCGTTTAGTAAGCTTAGATGAAACATTTATTAATGAAAGCGTGAAAGAAGCTTTATTAGATGGTAAAAAGCAAATTGACGAAGCTAATGCTAAAGCTGCTGCAGCACAAAAGAGCGCTCAACTGTTAAATGAAAAAGTTGAAGCATTACAAGCTAATCTATTATTAGAAAAGAAAGCAGCTACTTTACCTGCTAACAAAAAGAACTACGTAACACGTGTTCTAGCAGAAAAGAGTACACAATACATTAATGAGAACTTTGACTATGTAGTTAATATGTTTGATAAGAAAGAAGAAGAAAATCTTCAAACTCTTAAAGAATCCACAAAGCCAAAATCACAAGGTATTGATGTATTAGTTACAGAAAACAAAAAGCAAGTATCCAAGTCCTTTACATCTGCAAGTGATGATGGAGACAAGTACGTAGCTGAGTCTTATGTATCGTTACTTAAGAACAGACTTGCTTAATAAATAAATCAGATTTTTATCCAAAAGCCCGAGAAATCGGGCTTTTTTTTGTAAGTATATCTACACGTTGAAGTACTGTTAAGTACTTGAGGTATTGTTAGTTAAAAATTATTTAGTTATGAAACAAATTAAACCTTCACAATCATACATCGATCGTGATCGCGCTGGCCAACTTTTAAAGAAGTGGGCACCATTGCTCGACCACTCCGATGATAATACTCCAGAAATCGTAAACGAACACACTCGTTTGAACACAGCTATCCTTCTTGAAAATCAAGAAAAGTGGTGCTTTGAAGCAGCTAACGTCGCTGGCAATGCTGGCGTATTCGGCACGCTACAAGGTAACCCTGGTCAAGGCGGTCTTCAATCAAGTGACTTCTACGCACAAGGTGATGCTCGTCTACCAAAGATCCTCATTCCGATGATCCGCCGTACCTTCCCAGAATTGATCACAAACGAAATCGTTGGTGTTCAACCTATGAGTGGTCCAGTTGGTCTAGCTTTTGCATTACGTTATAAATACGATGCAGATCCACTCGGAAATACACAAGTTGACAACGGCGGCGGCTATAGCCAATCAGCTCAAGGTCAACAAGGATGGACACATGCTTCAGATGGTAATGAAGTAGGTTGGAACTATCTCAATACTCGCTTCACGGGTATTTCTTCAACGTTCCTTTCTGGTAACGCTGACTTCAACGTATTACCAACAGATGGTGGTATTGCACAATTCTTAAGCAATTTTGAATTAACAAGCAACATCCCACAGATGGTTGTAAGCTTCGAAAAGACAGCAGTTGAAGCTGGTACACGTCGTTTAGCAGCTCGTTGGTCCGTTGAACTTGAGCAAGATCTCAAGAACATGAACGGTATCGACATTGACAATGAATTAACGAACGCTATGTCGTACGAAATTCAAGCTGAAATCGACCGTGAAATGGTAATCCGTATGTGCCAAGTTGCTCTCAACGCTGGTGCAGGCCAAGGTTATTCATTCTGGAACGCAGCTTCAGCTGATGGCCGTTGGTTAGGTGAACGTAACCGTGACTTCTTTGCACGTGTTATTGTTGAAGCTAACCGTGTTGCTATCCGCAATCGCCGTGGCGCAGCAAACTTCATCATTGCAACACCTCGTGTTTGCGCAATGTTTGAAATGCTTCCTGAGTTCCAATGGTTCTCAGTTAACGGTAACGTAAACACACAACCAGTTGGTATTGCTAAAGTTGGTACAGTCGGTGGTCGTTTCACGATCTACCGTGATACACGTACAGAAGCACAATATCAGACAAATCAACGTGGTACAATACTTGAGTACGCTTTATTAGGCTACAAGGGTGCTGAATACTATGATACTGGTATTGTTTACTGCCCATATATTCCAGTGTTAGTACAACGTACAATCGGACCTAACGATTTCAGCCCACGCGTTGGTTTAATGACCCGTTATGGCGTTATTGACCACATCTTCGGTGCTGCGTTATACTATCACCTCATCATCGTTTCCGGCCTCGGTCAGGCATTCGTTCCTGGTACCGCTGCAACAATGCTGTAATAAGTATTGTAACGGTAAAACGTTTAAAACTAAGAACCCGACTAGCAATAGTCGGGTTTCTTTTTGTTAATTTTCTATAAAGTTTAGTATTTTGTTGATAAGATTATCTAACTCTCTCTGATACACCCCGGGACGATTGTTAACATTATGAACAAATCTATCTTGGTTTTTAATACAATATTGTTTTATATCTTCTAAAGAGTAGTTGCACAGTCTATGTAGTTCTCCATATACTGCTGACATTTTTAATAAAGGATCTGTTACCTTATCGTATGAATGATCAATAAAATCATCAAACATATCAAACCCACAATCTCTTAAATACTGTACATGCCCGTCTACTGTAAAGAATAGAGGTAACTGGTGCATGCAAAAAGCTTTAATAGTTTTTTCAGTTACAAATACTCTATTCCAATGAAAAGGATACTTGAAGCCGTCAGTATTTGACCAATATTGATTGTTGTACGTAAAGTAAGACGATTCTGTAACAACATGTATTAAAGCATTTTTTCCTAAACTATTATACTGCCTGAAATGCACTGCAGGGTCATTCGGATCTCCAATCAAATCAATTTTTATTTCCTTTAAACCTACATCGTGAGAAGGATCTTTACTTATACTGTTAAGGGTAACTATTCCTTTCTTATCTAGTCCTGATGAAACTAACAACTTAACTAATGCTGTTCTAGTTTTGCGGGGTTGTCGGTTTAAACAAGCATAATATTGATCTCTTTCATTAAACGGTACAGGGTTAAACCCGGTACTTTCTTGTATTGATGCTGAAAAAAAAGTTGATGCAGTAATATGTCTTGGATGGTAAGAATCCTTACCAGAATCTATATAAATAGCATTTTCGTAAGTCTGTAAAAGGTATAATATATGTTCTTTAAAAGGAGCTTCCTGTATTGCTGAAAAAATAAACTTAATATTCTTTTCATTATGTTTATCAACGCATTTTTTTATTACTTCTTCCCACTTATCTACTGTACCTTCTCTAGTTACTTCAAGATAGACTACTTGTACGTTTTTTTCAACGCTGTGTGTTTTTACACGTTCTAATAATATACCGCTTAGTATAGTACCGTCATAACTATAATCTATTAAGTTTACTGGCATATTAGCTTTCTAATAAGATTTTAATTTTATTGAGAGCTGTATCAAGCTCCTTAGCATATACTATATCACAGTTATTTACATTATATAAAAATCTTTCTTTGTTCTTTTCACAATACGCTCTTATTTCATCTATTGTATATTCATTACACAATCTATATAGTTCGCCAAATACAGCTGTTGTTTTTAAAAGCGGATCGGTTATACTATCATAAGAATGATTAATAAAATCTTCAAATAAATCAAATCCATTATCTTTTAAATATTGTACGTGTCCGTCGACAGTAAGAAATAAAGGTAACTGATGCATAATAAATGATTTAACGGTTTTTTCTGTTACAAATACTCTATTCCATGGATTAACATATGTGGGGTCTGTATTATAAAAAAAAGACGTCTCATTAATCATATTAATAAGAGCGTTGTCTCCTAAGTTATTAAAAATAGGTGAAATAGCTAAAGACACTTTAAACTTTTCATTATTACTTAAATCAATAGTAACAGGAGACATTACTTTGTCGCCTTGATTATAAAGCTTGTAACCATAACCAGGTGGTGGAACCTGATTACCTGCGGTGCTTGTTATTTGATGGTTTAAAGTTATTATACCTTTACTATTTAAACCAGTAATATGTAATAACTTGACAAACGCTGTTCTGTGTATTTTGTACTTTCGGTTTAAGCATACAAAATATTTGTCCCTATCGAAAAAAGGTATAGGTGTAAAATCTTTATTTTGCTCTCTAATATTTGCTTCAGCTCTTATTTTAAAACTAAAAAAGTAAGACAAGTTTACATGTCTTGTATGAAAAGAATCTATTCCAGAATCAATATAAATAACGTTCTCGTCAAAGTTGATTACTCTTAACACATCTGTTTTAAATGGTGCTTCCCCTACCCCGGATATTATATACTTAACCCCTATTCGCTGATTTTTCTTTATAAAGTTTATAGCATCTGTTGCCCAATCTAGACCACCATTAAACTTTATATGGTAAAATACCGCATCAATATCTTTAACATCTAACATAGATATTCTCCATTTTATATCGAGTTTTTCTGCGTTAGTGTCTATATATCTTATAGGCATATCCGTACTTATAAATAATACCTTTACATGCAAGTTTGTTAAATAAAAGCATATATTATTCTTGTTTTTGGGTAAATATAAACAGATGAGTAAGAAAAAACGCCTGCAAAAACAGAAGTTAGCTCAACAAAGTCAAAATAATACACCTGCTACTAAAGACAAGAGTCTTTTAGTACATCAGGCCGATAAGTTAGAAAGACCGGTACAGATTCGACAAAGGCCGGATTTAACAAACAGGCAAAAAGAGTTTCTTAAGTTAGCTTTAGATAATCACACTAAGATTGTTTTTATTACTGGCCCTTCTGGTAGTAGCAAGAGCTTTCTAGCAACATTGGTTGCTTTGGAATTACTAAACCTAAAAAAGGTTTCTGACTTAATATATATTCGTAGTATAGTTGAGAGCTCAGATAATAAAATGGGATATCTTCCGGGCGACGCTAATGAAAAACTGACACCCTATCTTGAACCATTAATGGAAAAGCTTGATGAACTACTCTGTAAAGCTGATATTAACATGTTAATGAAAGAAGGACGGGTAGACGGTAAACCAACAGGATATCTTCGCGGTCTTTCTTGGAACGCTAAAGCTATTATTATGGACGAAGCTCAAAACAGCACGTTCAAAGAGCTCACAACTTTATTAACACGTGTAGGTCAGTTCAGTAAACTATTTATCTGCGGAGACCCGATGCAATCCGACATTAACGGTAAGTCTGGGTTTGAGAAAATGTGCAATGTTTTTAATGACGCTGAAAGCCGAGATAAAGGTATCCATGTTTTTACGTTAACAGAAGCAGATATTGTACGCAGTGAAATTGTACGATACATTGTAAAAAAATTAGAATTATATAATAAGAAAAACTAACTTTTGTAACTCAGTCCAGCGCACTGGCGAGAAAAAAATATTTTTTTTCTTATAGATAAAAACGTAAAAACGTTTACAATACGTAAATAATATTCCCTGTAACTAAAACTATGATATTCGACGAACAAATCTCTCGTAAACCTAATCGCTATCCTTGGACAGAGGAATTTATCGAATCCATGCATAATGGTTTTTGGACTCACAAGGAGTTTAGTTTTAAATCAGACGTACAACAGTTTAAAGTTAAGTTAAATGATCAAGAAAGAGAGATTATCATCCGTACTTTATCCGCTATCGGTCAAATCGAGGTAGCGGTAAAAACGTTCTGGGCTAAGCTTGGGGAAAACTTGCCA